AGATAGAAAATTCTTTAAAGAACAATCTTTCGCCCCCAACATTCAGGAGTAAGTATTATCGAAGCAACGTATGACAGTTATCCTCCAGAGTTAGAAAACTTGGACTTGACCCTTATGGATGAACTCCAGAATATAAATTATGCCCAACTGACAGATAAGGAGCAAAAGGCACTCAATGCCTATGTAGGCAAGGTCAATATGGCACTTGGAAGTAGGGCGTGGAGGCTAAGACATCTGTATAAGATAGAGTACAAGGAGAATACTGGGGCAGAGGAAGACGATGACAATACAAGGCAAACTGGGCAGATCGTTGCGTTTAAGCCAAACGGGGCGCAAAAGGTACTTGAAGACGATACCCACCCCCTGAAGATAATACCAAAATCAAGACAACAGGGAATAACTACATTCTACTGTGTGGACATGTTGGATAGCTGTTTATTCTCGCCCCCCGACAAACCTATGCGTTGTGGTGTTGTTTGCGACACCCAAAAGAATGCTACGCAAATATTTAAGCACAAAATTAAAGAGGTCTACGAGAGACTGCCAGCCTTCATAAGAAACACATATCCACTTCTTACCGACTCCGCCATGGATATGCAGCTAAGTAATAAATCTCATATATCTGTTGGCGTGACTTATATTGGTCAATCTCTCGACAGGCTCCATATTTCAGAGTTCGGGGTTATATGCCAGAAGAACCCAGAGAGGGCGGAGGAGATAGTTCGTGGCGCACTAAATACCGTTGCCGTTGGTCAGCAGATAACCATAGAATCCACAGGTCGTGGTAAGGGTGGATATTTCTACGAATACTGTATAGCTGCCGACAAGAAAAAGAAACTCGGTACACATCTTACAGACCTTGACTATAAGTTATTTTTCTTCCCGTGGCATGAAGACCCCTCGTGTGTACTTGACCCGACTCACGTGGTTATACCCCAAGAGGTACAGGATTATTTTGACAAAATCGAAACCCAGTTAAACATAAAACTAACCCCAGAACAGAAGGCATGGTACGTAAAAAAGAAAGAACAGCAGGGCGTAAATCTACACCAAGAGTACCCCTCAATGCTTGAGGAGTGTTTCGAGGAAGACCTTGAGGGCGCATACTATGCTAAGCAGTTTATCCAGATAAGGAAAGACAGGAGAATCTGCAAGGTTCCGTTTATGCAAGGGTCACTAGTTTATACTGGGTGGGACTTGGGCGTGTCAGACAAGACCGCAATATGGTTTGCCCAGATAGTGGGGAGGGAAATTCACCTTATAGACTACTATGAAAACAGTGACGAACAACTTGGTCACTATGCGTGGCTACTTAAAGAGAAGGCTAATACCCTCGGTTATAAATATGATGAATATATAGCCCCACATGATATAAACGTGCGTGATTTTTCTGCCGAGGGTGACAGGATTGAGATGGCAAGAAAGCAGTATGGGCTTAAGTTTTTCAGGGTGGTTCGTGGCGGTCTTGCCGAGGGAATAGAAATCACCAGACAGATGTTGTCTCAATGCGTGTTTGACGAAGCCAAGACAGAAAACGGCTATAATCAACTAGAAAGCTACCGGAAGAAATATAATGAGCAGTTAGGCAAGTACGAAGACACCCCAGTAAGAGGCAATGAGTGTCACTGTGCTGATGCCTTCCGCACCCTCATGGTAAGATTGCACCAGATAATGTATGGTGGTAGTACCAAGCGACAGTATCAGTGTATTATGTCAAATATAAAGGATAAATGGAGTGGTTATACTTAATGCCTATCACCTCTGAAATAATCGGTTACGAGGATGTTTCTGGTACGTATTGTCCCCCCTGTTGGCATACCCATAAACATGCCCCCGATTCGATCACCCTTATCCTCGCAAGTATTCAGCACGACCTTGACCAAACAATAATCTGTGATTCCTGCCAAAACCCTATTTGGGAGTAGGTCTAAGTATCTCCATAGACACTACTGGTGCTTCCCACATGATCAGCAACAGGTTATGTGCTGGGTTAGATATACCCCGATATTTCCACGAATAATACCTACTCTTGCTCACACCCAATATCCCGCATAACTGAAGTACATTAACCCCCAGTCTTTTCCTTAACACCACCAAGTCATCATAAACTATCTCTTGCTTCATTTTACCTCCTTTGAATGTGCTACAAAAATAACACAGAAAAGGATTCTGTCAACAGATGTGTCCTAAAAATAGCAAAATAGCAGTTTAACTATAATACTATCTTGACGAATCGCTATTTGTGGTTATATATGGCATACGTAGTGTAGTGTAACTCACGCATTAACAAGGACAATTAATGTTTCAACCAGCCCAGCCGTTCTTTAAGAGTGCAGTACAGGTAGAGCGTGACCGCCTTGAGAAGGATGCTTCTGTTAAGCGAAGTTTATTGGCACAGGAAACTATAAGTTCACTTGACGGGTATGTGCGGAAATGTTGGGCGACCGCAAGGGATGCCAAGATAGACAAGCAGAAGGTTATGCTTGAATCGGCTAAACAGGAACGCAGTGAATATACCGATGAAAAACTGGCATCCATAAAAAAAACCAATGGGTCAGATGTATTTATAAACATAACCTCCCCCCGATGTGAGTCTACCATAGCCATGCTTCGGGACATATTTGGAATGAGCAACGACAAGCCTTGGCTTCTTACCCCATCTCCAATTCCAGAATTACCCCAAGAAGTCCTCGCACAGATTCAGCTTAAAATAGCTGAAGAACTCGCAAATAATCCACAAAGTCAAGAACTCACCCAACAGGATTTGGGGGAAGTCGAGGCGCGTCTCACCGAAGAGGTAAAAAGGCCAATACAGAAAGAGGCTGAAAAACGTGCCGAAGGCATGGAAAAAAGAATCAATGACATACTCATAGAGGGCAACTGGAAACAGGCAATCTACCAGTGTATATCTGATTACGTGGTTTATAAGGCTTGTATCCTTAAAGCCCCTATCGTGAGAATGAAAAAAACCACAGCCTACCAGGTAGATATGATGGGAAGAACAAAGGTAGTGGTGGTTGAAAAACCAGTATACGCCTTTGAGAGAGTTTCCCCATTTAATATATATGAAGCGCCACATTCCTCCGATGTGAACGATGGATACCTTGTTGAAAGACACCAACTTACCAGAGAATCACTAAGTGGAATGCGTAACCTCCCCGGATATAGAAAAGAAATCATAGACGAAATACTTCTCAAAGAGGGTGGGTCAGGGTGGCTATTTGATAACGAAGAACAGATTAAAGCAGAACAGAAAGACGATACCTTCCTTACCAGTCACCCAGAGGATTTGTTCGAGGCACTGGAGTTCTGGGGCGGGGTACAGGGCAAGGATTTGATAGAGTGGGGATTCAAGGATAAAAAGGTGGTTATTGAGCCGACCAGAGTTTATCAGGTGAATTTATGGGATGTAAATGGCAAGGTTATAAAAGTCGTACTTAACCCTGATCCGCTGGGGGAAAAACCATACCACAAAGCCAGCTTTAAAGAAGTAGCAGGTTCATTCTGGGGCAGGGGTATACCAGAGATACTAAAAGACATACAGGCATTATACAATTCGGTTATGCGTTCTATTGGGAATAATACCGCCATCGCTTCCGGCCCGCAGGTGACAATAGATACCTCACAAGTTGTTCCCGGACAAGACATCACGCAGCTTATACCTTGGGGTATTCACCTTACTGACTCCACTGGTTCGGGTATGCCTTATGACGCTGCCAATAAAAAACCAGTAGAGTTCTGGCAACCAGATATGAACGCCTTACAGCTTTTACGTGTTGCCGATTCCCTCTTAAGATATGCGGATGAATGTAGCGGTATACCTTCGTACTCCTATGGCGTGGGTTCACCGGGTGGTGCAGGACGTACCGCCACAGGACTTGCGATGTTTATGAACCAAGCTGGCAAGGTAATGAAAACAGTGGTTACGAACTTCGAGGAGAAGGTGGTGTGTTCGTCCATCAGAAAAATATACGACTATGAGATGTTGTTCGGGACGGACGAATCAATCAAAGGGGATTTACAGGTACAGACAAGAGGTATAACGGCATTGTTAGCCAAAGAACAACTACTCGTGAGAAAGAATGAGTTTATACAGGCAACCTCCAATCCAGACGATAGGGCACTGATGGGAGCTAAGGGAAGACTGAATCTCCTTCGTGATATGGCTAAGAGTCTTGAACTTGACCCAGATGATTATTTGCCTGACGAATATGAGCTAAAGAAAATGGAAGAAGAGAAGGCACAGGCACAGAATATGATGGCACTGCAACAGCAGATAGCGGGACAGCAGATGGCACAGGGTGGACAGGGTGGGGTACCCCAGCAGTCACCAGCCAATCTGGATATGATGGGAGTTCCCGTACAGGGCACAGACACGGAAATCTTTTTGGCAAACAAGGGAGCGTAAATGGCAAGTTGGCAGAAAGAAACTATTGACGCAATCAATAGGCTGAAGTTTGTAAATGGACGTGATTTTGAGTTGTTTATTGACCTCCTAAAAAGAGAGAAGATAAATCACGAAAGACCGTTAAGCGGTACAATATACCTCAATGACAATAATCTGTTGAGGGAAATAATAGGTGGGGATAAGGTGTTGTCTCGGTTAATAGAGGCAATAGAGTCCCCAGAAAAATCACCAATCTTCCAAGAGACAAACGGAAGGAAGGAGTAACACAATGCCAAGAGCAAACAGCTATTCAGACAGCACAATAAGGTCATTTCTTACAAGTGCGGGTATACCCACTGGTGGAACAGTATTCTACCTTGATACTGTAAATGGGAGCGATTCAAACGATGGCAAAGCCCCCAATAAGGCTTTTAAAACACTTATAGAGGCAGAAGGCTATTTGACAGCTAACAAGAACGATGTCCTTGTGCAGATTGCAGGAGCTACCGCTGCTTCTACATCCACAACCGGACTTGATTGGGACAAGAACTATACCCATTATATCGGCTTCTGTGCTGATGTTGCGGCTGGAAAAAGAGCCAGAGTCACCGCTTCCTCCACATCTGTCGTTGCCTCAATGTTCACTGTTTCCGCATCCGGCTGTATCTTCCGCAATCTCCAGTTCTTCTATGGGGTCGCTTCCGCTGCCGCTAAATATGCCGTTAAGGTTACTGGGCAGAGAAATGAGTTTACAAATTGCCAGATTTCTGGCATTGGAGATGCTACACAGGATGTCTCTGGGGCATGTTCACTGTATCTCAATGGAGCGGATGAGTGCACATTCAAAGATTGCTATATCGGTCTTAATACCATAGCAAGAGGAACGGCTGTAAATTCCGAGATACTGGTGGACTCCACCGCCCTCAGAAATCATTTCAAAAATTGTTTCCTCACTGCAATGATTGAGGCTGATACTCATACATTCGTTACCCTTTCTGGGACAAGTGCAATCGGCAGTGAGATGGTGTTTGATAATTGTGTATTTAACTCACAGTCTGTCAACCATGGTATCACAATGGCATCTGCTTTCACAATTCCGGCAAACCACACAACCGCCTATATCATCCTTCGTAACTGCGGTACAACCGAGATTACCGCATGGGATGCCGCAACACGTGGGCACACCTTCATAATTGACGGAACGACCTCTGCGGATTCCTCTTCGGGATTTGCAGCCAAAATATAAGATTGATTTTAACCCAGTGCCTTCGTGAGTGATTGCGGGGGCACTGGACAAACGATAGACAGAAAAGAATAAACCGTGAATACCCTGATTTTAGCCCCGAAATACGGGAGACTGACAGTGGCTCACAAACAAGATGGAGTACAAAATGGCAACAAAGGTGACAAATCTGGCGGAGGCAAGAAAGAACGTGGAAGAACTGAAAGCTAAGTATGCTAATGGTGCAACCGAGACTGGCGTTGCTGTGGAACCAGACCCAAATCCTGTTCCGGCAGAACCGATTGTTTCACCCGCACCCCTTCCCGACCCACAGCCTCTACCGCAAGTGGCGGCAGAACCAGTTCAACCTGTAGTTCAGCCCGAACCAGTAATTCCTGTGAGTGATGAATTTGAGAAGAAATACAAAACTCTTATGGGAAAATACAAGGCAGAGACAAAACAACAGGAAGCTGTAATAGCCACATTGCAACAGCAACTCGCAGAAGTAAGCGAACAGGTCAAGGCAATAACAGACGAAAAGGCTAAATCTCCAAAACCGGAACTCACGCCCACGGTAGAGGATTATGAATCCCCGATATTCAGCGTGGAGGATGCAAGCGAGATAGCCAATATAGCCGATAAAAAACTTGGAATAACGAAGTCTATTAATGCGTTATCGCAGGAAATAGCCTCGATAAGACAGGAAATGGCTAACGTCTCACAAAACCTTACCAGTGTGTCATCTACAACTAAGCTCACAAGGGAAGAACAGATACAGTTTACTCTTGACAGCCTCTCTCCTAAATGGAGAGAACTTGACCGAAGTCAGGATTTTTGGGACTGGGCAGAGATTACGCCCATAAGTGATTATTCTCCGGTGTCCATTAAGGCACGTATCAACGAAGCCTACAATGCTGGGACTGCCGAGGATGTTCAAGTAGTAGCGAAGATATTTAACGATTATCTGGCGACACAAAAACCAGTAGTCAAAAACGTAGCAACGGAAATTCCACAACCTATCGCTCAACCTGTGCCACAGCCCACACTA